CATGTTAGTACCAAGTTGCTTTTTTACTTTTAGACTTTAACATTCTTTTAGTTCCTCTAACTTCAACTTCATCTCCAACACCTATTTTGTTGAACACTCTATCTTGGTTTGTAAGGATAGTAGATCTCGGATCTGTTTCAGTTCTAATTTCTGGAGTTGCAATCTCTACACCACCAGTTGCATTAGATGAAGCAACAGTTCCTTTACTACCATAAGAAAGTTTATTTTTTAAATCTGCCATAATTTTCTCCTTAAGCTGTTATAATTATTTTTTTTTAAAATTTCTACCAAAATCGTGCATTTTACTTCGGTTAGCCATTTCTTGTTTAGCAAGGGAAGTGGCAGCACGTAATTCTGCTAGGTCTTCGTTCTGTTCCATCTTTTCATCCTTGTTTTGTTGGTTCATAAAAGCTTTCATTCGGTCAAGATTGATTTTTTCTTGGGATTGTTGTGCTTTTGTGAAGTCATCTTTTGCTCTAATGTCCAATTCTCTTGCTTTTAGTTTAGCAATTGGATCATTTCCATATTCACCCATTAATTCTTGCTCTTCTTTAGCAAAATCTTCAAACATTTCTGCAATTAAAACGGCTTTTCTAGACTCTATCTGCATATTTACTGCCATCATCTGTTGTTGCACCTGTGGATCTTGCGCCATTGCAGGATTTGCTTGCATCTGTTGTTGCATTTGTTGCATCATTAAAATTTGATCTTTAAATTCTACTTCAACTTGCTCTAATGCCATCAAACTTATGTGTTCAAAAATATTTTTTTGCATTGAAGCGGTTACCATTGGATTTCCTCTAGCCATCGAAGACGACATAAAGTTCATATGGGCTGTTATGTGAGCTCTATGGTCTTGTCCTTTAAACGCTTGGAAGGGTTGTCCACCTAAAGCTTGAATAGCTTCAATACTAGGATCCATTGGAGTTGGTTTTGGAACTGGTTTTAAAACCATGTCAATATTTTTTACACCTAACGCTTCATACATAGCACGATACGCATTATATAGATTATGCATCCCAGGATTTGATTGTGCTAACTGTAATTCAGCTTGAGCAATTGAAATTCTTTGTGATTGAGAAAATATATTAGGGTCTGCTACAGGTAAAATATCTATTCTATCATCAAAGTCTTGTTGCTTAATAGTTCTTTGACCACCTACCACGTCATAAGGATACTCTTGTGGTAAATAGGTTTTAAATACTCGAGCAAGCATTTTGAACTCATGTTTAAGACTCACATAAATTCTTTTGTGAATCGCAGACATTGTTCTGCTTCCTCTTTCCAACAGCGCTACGGTCGTACCCACTGCCGCTTGTTGGTTCCCATCACCTACTTGCAAGTCTGCTATTGAAGCGAAACGTTGACCTGCGGATACTACGACCCCCATTAGTTGTAACAAAGTTTGTGAAGGCTCTTTAAATGGAAGTGCCATAAAAGCATCTTTAATATTTCCACCTGGAGCATCCACATCTCTAAATTCACCTGGAGTAATAGATTGCGCATCATCTCTAATTCTAATTCCACGCATCTTAAATCCTGCTGGTAAATTGGAAAGGGTACCGGCATCTAGTAATGATCTTAGGGCTGCAGTTGCAGTTCTTGATAATCCACCTATCATATGAATTAAACCAAAACCATAAAAGCCTAGTCCTGGTAAAAATTTAAAATGAACAAAATAAGAAATTTTCTTTTTTAAGGGATCATTTATTTCATAGTTTCTTCTAATAGATAATACTTCACGTGATGCTTCTTCAAGTGTTACAATGTAAGGTAATTTAATTCCAGTAGGTTGACCATCATCTCCTCGGTCCTCGAATCCTTCTAAATCTAAATCGACATGGAATTCTAAAATATTATAGATATCTTCATTTTGTGTTTTTTGTATTCCCTCTAACTCTCTTTCTTTTCTCTCCAAATCAGATTCTGTATCTGCAGGAGATCCGAGTTCCACGTCTCTGTAGAAACCATTCACTTGTTGTTTTCTTAAATCATTCTCTTTGGTTTTAATCACATGGATCACGGCCGTTGCATCTTCTAAAGATGTTGCAGAATAGGGAACTACCAAATCTTCCGCAGGTACAAATTTAGAAACTGCTCTGCCTAAAAGATCATCATAATAAACTTTCTTAAAGGCAGATCCAGCAAGAGGTAGATAAAATAACAATTGATCGAATTCAGGTTCGTATTCCTTCATCTGATCCATTAATTGATAGTTCATAAAATCTTTTACTCTAGTTGATTGCATTTCTTTTTCAGGAGAAGGTGCACCCATTACTTGAGTTCTAATAGGTCCATCTGCTGGAAGTAATTCTTTGTAAGCTAATGCTTGAAATTGTGTAACTGCTTCTGCAAGAACTGGGTGAGTTGCACCTGCAGCTCCATTAAAAGGTTCTGTTCTATCTTCATATTTAAATCCTAAAAGATCTAGTCCCGTTATGTAACTGTGTTCCCATTCTTTACGAGACTCTTTATAATCCATGTAGTTTTGATTTAATTCTGAACCTAGAGGACCTAATGTTTCCTCTGGTAATAACTCAGCTAAATTGTCAAAGTGATTTTCACTTTGTGCTTGGTTAAATGCTCCAGGTTCAAAATCAATTTCTACACCGCCATCTTCAGTGGGAGTAATTTCTGCGTCACCGGCGTTTGGTAATGATTCTGTAATTTCTTCTTGGACCTCAACTTGTTCCTCGGGCCCTGCTATTTCAACCTTTTTTCTTATTTCGGTTAATGCTTTGTCTATGTCTGCCATTTATATTCTCCAATTTATCTTGTATAGTTGGTTTTGTTTGATTAATCAAGGGCTCAGGTCCTCGAACCGGGGGTATTTGATCCCATTTTACGTAGGGCATGTTCTTAGTAAGAGTTGGATTTTTTTTCATTACCAATAAAATTTCTTTTTTCTTTTGGGTTGCTCTTCTTCTTTGTAATCTTCAGGGTGATCTATAAATCCGCCTTGTCTGTATCTTAACAGAGCTTGAGTCGTAGAGTCAACTAAATCATCATGATCACCATAAGGAAACGCTGCACATTCTTCAACAACCTCTTGAGCAAATTCTTGATCTAGAGGAGCCCATATTTGTCCGGCTTCAAAAAGAGGAGACACGGCATTAACTCTTGCAATTTTATCTTGACCTTTACTAGGTGTAAAATTCATTGCGGGAATTCCCATAGCTCTTAACTCATACATTAAAGGAAGTCCAGATGCCTTTGCTTCTATAATCACTGTTTCAGGATTCCAATATCTATATTGCTCAAGTGCAACACGACGTAACTCTGGAAACTCTAAACGTTCTTTAAAGGAATCTAATAATATTAATTGACGAGGTGAGTCTTCATTAGGACGAAAAACTCCCCAGGTAGTAATAGCAGAATAGTCGGCAGTTTCTTTTTTAAGATAAGCTGTATCATAACTTTGAATGGTATGTTCTATAACTGGCATATCTTTATGCTCCCAATTTTTCCACCACTCACGTTTAATGAGAGCTCCTTCTTCTGATGTGGGGTTCTGCATATATTGCGCGTTCCATTTTGCAACACCAGCAGAAGCTTTAACAGATTCAAGATCCTCGAGCTTCCAATATTCAGGCCAGACGGGTTGACCTGACGGCATGATTGCAGGAAATTGTACAACTTCCCACTGATCCGCGTTCTCGTTGCTTTGTGCATTAATTAATTTTTGAGTTAAATCTTTTGTAGACCATCTAGTCATAACTAAAACAATACGACCTCCTGGTTGAAGACGTTGTCTTGGACCTGATGTATACCACTCCCATGCTTTATCGAATGCATTTGGTGAGCTCACATCTTGCTCTGAATGTGGATCATCAATGATGAGTAGATCAGCACCTCTACCGGTCACCGCACCTTGGACACCGACTGCAAAGTATTCACCACCATCAGAGGTATTCCAACGTCCTGCAGCTTTAGAGTCTTCCATGAGTCTTGTTTTAAAAACTTGTTGGTATTCTTCCGAGTCAATTAAATGTTTTGTTTTACGTCCAAAGTTTACTGCAAGCTCTGCTGTGTGAGTTGCTTGAATAATTTTTAGTTTAGGATTCTGCCCGATCATAAAAGCAGGGAGAAAGAACGACGCAAATTCAGATTTAGTATGCCTAGGTGGCATGTTTATAATTAGACGGGTCAATTCTCCAGAAGCCAATCTATTAAATTTGTCTGCTATGGTTTGATGATGGGACCCCTCTATAAAATCTGGCCACATCTTTTTTACAAAAGATAAGAAATTAGTTTTAACTTGCTTAAGTTCTTTTCTTTGATGTCTCTCTATAATCTGTATCTTGAGCTTTCTCCGCTCAATAGGATCTTCAATTTTATTAATATCTTCAACAGTTAGCATATATTTTAATATGGGTGGTAAAGTATTATACCCGGAAAGATGAGTAAATCAAACTATATAGGGTAGGTCTGGGACCCCTATAATTTTAAGGGTGAATCATATAAACGCAAACAGTTTGAATTCTGATATAGTTCCTTTAGGGTCCCCTTTGGGTGGGTCCCGCCCACATGCTCTTCTCTAAATACAACCTGAAGAGGTATGCGGTTCTTGCATAGGATAATGTAGGATAGGCCATGCAAATACTGCATGGCCATGTTCCTTAACGAACTCTATTTACTTTCCGGTATTCTTTTCGGATCAGTGATATAAGTTTGTGGATCTGGATGTGTTGGTATCAACATTTCATCCGTGATCTCTGCTGCTTTCTCCACCAAATTTTTATGAAGAACTCTGGCCTCTGAACCTCGGCCAAGCATGTGTGCTGCAGCTTCTTTGTTTTCTTTTTTCCAACCAACTATATTGCAAAGTCTATGCAACATTGAAAGATTGTTTACTCCAAAAACATAGTCCATTAAACCAAATTTAGAATTGGTTAATGTTCCTTTGTAATCAGAATAATCTGAATAATGTTTTTGAGTTAAATTAAAAACAAATTCAGCCGGAAGCTTTACATCTCGAATGTAAATTTCTGGAGGATAAACACTATGCCCATCCGCCTCCAATTCTTTTACATTCTCTTTTACAGCTTTCAGAATTTCAACTTTTAATTCTGCTGCCATAAGATCCGCAAAGTATTTCTTAAACTCTCTTTTTAAAAGTCTAAGTTCTGTTCCGTCTTTTTTAGTTATTAACATCATTGTATTCCTTTCGTTAAGTTAATAAATCGATTATGCACAACCATCCTATAATGTCCAGTAACTGTGTGTCCATAATGGGTCCTTTCTGAAGACAGTT